TGGTCTGAGATTACCATTTGAAGAAAGGGCTTCTGAAATAATTTACCTGACTGTTCACAGAGCAGCAAATTCCCCCTATGGTGTTCCCCGTTGGTTGAACAATCTGCCTTCCGTTATTGGTTCCCGTTCTGCTGAAGAATTGAATCTTGAATATTTTGCAGCGGGAGGTATTCCCCCGTTGATGATATTTATTACGGGTGGTGCAATGGCTGAGAAAGCCAGAAAACAATTGGAAGGTCTGCTTGCGGGTAAAGCTCGAAATAAATTAAAAGGTCTCGTTGCAGATATTCAAAGCACATCAGGAACCATTGATAAGGGTGGTGGTGTGAAAGTGGATATAGAATCTTTCGGGTCTGATCGGCAACAGGATTCCATGTTTGAAAATTACGATACAAGATGTGAACAAAGAGTTCGCGCCTCATTCAGATTACCACCTTTGTTTGTCGGCAAGGCTGATGATTATTCCTATGCTTCCGTTTTCGCTTCCTATACTTTAGCTGAAGCTCAGGTATTTCAACCTGAAAGAATGGAGTTTGATGAAGTGTTTAATAATACGGTAATGAAGGAAATGACCAATGGTGTTTATCGGATTAGATCAAAACCCTTGATTGTGGCTGATGCTGAAACAAATCTGAATACACTTCGAACAGCAATGAATGGGGGCGCAATCACCAAGAAAGATTTGATAGACAATCTAAATCTGGTGGGAAGTGTTACCTTGACAATGTTAGAAGATGAGGATGGTGATGAGATTGCTGAAAGATTCAGCGGGTCAAGTTCTGCTGACCAAGTACGCAACCCACATATTGAAGATTTTGTGGATGATGGCCAGATTGATGTGAGTACAGGTGAACCAGTTGTCAAAGTTGATCTGTCTTATCTGGGTGTAATTTCTGATCTTCAGGTAAGAAGTCTGACCAAGGAACTTCCACAAAAAGATTTGAAAGCACTGGCAGATGGTCTAAAAGTTTTGAATGCTTTTGAACTAGATATGGTTCACATGCTTACCAGTAATAAATTATATGCCTCAGTTGAACATGACAATGTTGGGATGTCTGAATTGCTTGGGGCTGTTTCACAGATTGATCTAAAGGCTGCACATCCCCCTTGCCCTGAAGGTCAAGTTTTGCGGAATGGTGTGTGTGTAGACAAGGATGAACAAAAGGCTGAAGCAGGTGATTCCACTGGGCCCGGTGGTGTAAATAATCACATCCATATTCTTGAAGCGGGTGGGGTTACATCTGAAGCAGAAGGTCATACCCATACGTGGGATAGTGAGGAAGCAACAACAAGTTCTACCAACAAGCATACACATCAGCTAGGTTAAAAAAATGGTAGTCAAAGTAGAAGCCTATCTTGACTTGGAAGCATCCCTTCAAGCATTGGTTCTACCCCAATGGAATAAGATTCAAAGAAGGGTTGTACCCCAGATTGAAGCCGCGATTCTAGATCACGATTTAGCTAAGGTTACTGAGATAGTTGATACCATCAACACATCTCTTTTATATCAAGGCAAACTTAAATCAATAAATACACTTCTTACAACGGGGATGGTTTTTGGGGGTGCGTTGATTAATGGCACTACTCTTGATCTTGAAATTGTCTTGAATCCAGACGCTTTAGAAATGCCTTCTATTGCTACCAATCAATATCAAATCCAATTAGATCAGGCAATGATCACAGTTCGAAAACGATTTTTGCAATTGGCTGTGAAATTGGAAGCGCGGCTTACCTTTGAAGAACAGCAGGAAGAAGAGTTTAGCAAAAGTGATTTAGTCAATGTTCAGAAAATCAATCCTATCAATATCAGAAATGCTTTGAATGTTGGGGCAGGGAATATTGGTGGCAGTATGATAAGTGTTGCTTCATCCCTTCAGATGTCACGAATGGCTAATTATGGTTTTGTGGCTGAAGCATCTTCACGGGGAGTTACCCATTATATTGTTAATGAACAATTGGATAGCAGGATTTGTCCGGTGTGTAGAAGGATGCACGGCAAGAGATTTGAGGTTGCCCCCGCACTGGCAAAACTGGATACCCAGATAAGAATAACTGACCCCACTGATTTAAAAATTCTTGCGCCTTTTCCACTGCAAAGTAAGGCTGCTGTAAAAGATTTAACGGAAATGACTTCAGAACAATTGAGGGCGAAAGGTTGGGACACTCCCCCATACCATCCTAATTGCAGGGGCTTGCTGAAATTTGTTCGCGCACCTAGAACTGTTCAACGAGTAAATCCTTTGCGCCCCGGTCAGAAAATTCCAGACAAGCCTTTTACTTCTGCCTCAGATTATTATATTGCGGGAGATACCGCAGTAACGGAAGAAGGACTAATAGGTGCTTTGTCTGTTGAAGATGCCGCTGCTATCAGGAAATTTGAAGACCTGTTAGATGGTGTGGAACCTACGTTTGAAGCATTCAGGGATGCAAATGGTGTATGGTCTGAGTCAAGGAAACTGCTTCACAGGAAGATTGTAAGAAAGGTTATTCTTGGTTTCGATGAAGAAACCTTAGCTTTAAACCGTTCCAATATACTGAGTAATGGATTACACAAAGCCAAGACCGCTGCGGATGAAATCCCAACATATACTGTTTTAGGTGGGCGCGGGGGTTCCGGTAAATCTTGGTTCTCTGGGGGCAATGGGCCTGTAGACCCAAGGCATACATTGATAATGGATAGTGATGCAATCAAGAAATTGTTACCAGAATTCAAAGGGTGGAATGCGGGGCAACTTCACTTGGAATCTTCCTATCTATTTGATGAAATAACTGCGATAGCCAGAAGAATGAATCTGAATGTGGTTCATGATATGACTTTGAAAAATGCTAGGCAAGCTGTGACCCGTATGAATTTATTTTCTGATGCAGGGTATAAGCTTGAAGGGTATTACATGTACCTTCCCAGACACGAAGCTGCAAATCGGGCAATCGTAAGAGCATTGGGGGATGAAGCAAGATATGTCCCACTGGATATAATTCTTTCCAATACTCAAAATGAAATAGTCTTTGATCAATTACGTGCAAGTTTTAGTAGGTGGGGTATGTGGGATAATCTGGTTCCTTTTGGAGAACAACCTAAATTTCTTGGAGGTAATTTATAATGGCTAAAATTAGAAATTCATCTGGTGATGGTTTCCTTACATGGGCTAATGGGGATTTCATAGATTCCGATCACATGGAAAATGATGTTGTTTCCGTAGAAGAAACTGCGCGGGATAATGTTTCAAATGTGGATACAGATGAAAAGATTGAAGAGCTATTTCCTGAACTTGATCTTGAGACAGGAAAATTTACATTCGAAGACGATTAATCATTTGACCTTAGTATCAAAAAATCCTTGCGGTTCTCGTTAGGTAGTTCTAAATTATCAATATAGTTTATTGGCTTTGAGAAAAGATGCCTCTACCCACACCTAATACGGGTGAATCAAGGGATAAATTTATTGCTCGTTGCATGAGTAACCCAACGGCAATTGAAGATTTCCCGGCTGAAGACCAAAGGCTTGCGGTTTGTTTTTCTCAATTCGAAAAAGACGAGAGTGTAACTAAACATCATTTAATGAATATTAAAAAAATAGATGAGGAACTACAGATTGTTTACGCTGAAGTCTATGTTCCTAATACTCCCGATTCAGATAATGATTTTATGAGTATCGAGACCGTGCGGGAAATGGGTCATAATTTTCTTGCAAATGGAAGGGTCACAAAGGTTGATGTAAATCATAGCAGGGAAGAAATTGCCGCTGCTGTGGTTGAAAGTTTTATAGTTCGCAAAGGAGACCCAGACTTTATTGTTGATGCATGGGTTACAGGGATTAAAATTATGGATGATGCCGTTTGGGAACTAATAAAGAGTGGGGAGATTAACGGCTTCTCATTAGATGGTGTAGGTCAAGGTAAAGATACTGAACTGGAAATTGAAATTCCAGAGTTTGTTAAAGGTGAAACTGATAAACAGGAGAATCATAAACATATCTTTCAAGTTAATTTCGATGAAGAAGGAAATTTTCTTGGAGGTCAAACTGTAGATGATGACACTAATCATATTCACCTTATCAAGCGAGGTACTATTACCGAAGAGACCAATGACCATGCACACCGATTTAGCTTCGTTGAGGTATATACACAATGACTCGTAAAAAAGTAATAATTCAAGCCCGTGAATTATCGGAAATGGATGTGAATATTATCTCTTTAGTTAAGCGTGGTGCGAATCGTATTCCTTTTCGTATCGTAAAATCTGATGGAGAAACTACCATGAATCTTTCAAATCTTTTTGTCTGGAAACAAGCACCACAACTTCCTGCTGTAGTTGCAGTTGTACTAGCAAAATCTGCTAATCAGGAAGTCTATACCAAAGCCCTTGCTGAAGGTGGCTTTGAAGTTGATCACGTAACAGAAGGGGAGAATGAAACCGTAACCCTGATGTTTACCAAGTCTGATGAAATGACAGATGCCATTGCTCTGAAAATTTCGGATGATGCTGCTCTTATTGTTGTCGGAGTTGAGAAGGGTTTACTATCCTTCCCCGATAGCAATTCGTTTATCGAAAACATTACCAAAGCGGGGTTTGCCCCTTCCTATCATATTGCCAATGAAATTCTGAATGAAACTGTTGGTAATATTATCTTCTCTGAAGGTGACGCTGCTGAAACCAAGGAAGCGGTTTCAAAGGCAATTTCGGATTTCGGCGGGTACATCGAAGCAATCCTTTCTACCATCCCTGTTCAGGCTTTCAAAGCTGAAGAAATTGTAGTGGAAGTTGAAAAGGGTTTGCTGAACAAGCCTACCAAAGCCCCAAAGAAAGCTGCCAAGAAAAAGCCTGCTAAGGATGCGAAGGATGCGGATGCGAAGAAGCAGGAAGATGATGATGAAGAGCAGGATGATGATGCGGCTGATGATGAATCAGGTGCGGAAGATACAGGGAATGACCCTGCTGCTGATGAATCAGGTGATGATGAATCAGGTGATGATGCTGAAGGTTCTGAAGATGAAGGGGCAGATAATGATTCAGAAAAAGTATCAAAAGACCCGAAGGAAGACGATTCTTCCGAAGAAGAAATCCAAGGTAAGGATTCAGATGATGCTATTGCGGCAATGTCTAAATCTTTAACTGGTATTGCGGAAGGTATCGAGGAACTTAAAACTTCCCAGACCGAAGCAATGAAAGACCTTTCTGATCGAATGACTGATCTGGAAGCCAAGGTAAAAAAGACTGATGAAGCCCTAGCGGGTACAACTCATTCTGCGGATACTGATGATAGTGATAATGATGTTGGTGAGCCGAAGAAAAAAGTCGAAGCTGTAAAGTGGGATAACTTGTTGGACTTCGGTGACGTTGAGATTTCCTAAGTCTTTGAATTGTAACTTTTGTAAATTGGAGTATTGAATATGTCTAGCAATAGTAAGATTATCCAGAAAGCGGATATGACTCTGGCAGACTTGGCTTCTGGTGGTCTGTTAAATCCAGAGCAAGCTGCCACTTTCATTCGTAAACTCAGAACCACACCTACCATCCTTAACCAGATGCGTACAATTGTAATGAGTTCCCCCCAACGTAATATTGACAAGATCGGTTTTGGTGATCGAATCCTGATGCCTGCAATTTCGGGTGTCGCATTGGATGAAGATACATCCCCAACTAATCGGCGTAGTAAAGCAACCACTGAGCAAGTACAACTGACTACCAAAGAAGTTATTGCCGAAGTCCGGTTGCCCTACGATGTCATCGAAGACAACATTGAACAGGGTGGTGCAAGCATTAACGCAGACCCAACGGTAACAGGTTCAGGTGTTGTACAAGGTGATTTCAAGGATACCATCATGGACTTAATGGCAGAACGTGTTGCCATTGACCTAGAAGAATTAGCGATTCTGGGTGACACTGGTTCGGGTGATGCGTTCCTTGCACTGTTGGACGGTTTCCTTGTAGCTGCCACTTCGAATGTGGTTGACCAAGGGGGTGCTGTTATTTCACGTACCATGTTCAAGAACGGTATCAAAACTTTGCCTGATCAGTACAAGAACCAACTGGCACAGTTGAAGAATTTTGTTTCTATGGACAACTACACTGAGTATCAGGACACTCGTGCTAACCGTGAAACAAATGGTGGTGATACCGTCAACGATCAGGTAACACCTATCCTTTGGGCTTTGGGAACAAAGGTCGAGGGTGCTGCTGTAATGCCTGCCGTGAACGGGCTGTTCACTAACCCACAAAATATGATGTGGGGTATTCAGCGTCAAATGTCTGTCGAAGTTGACAAGATTATCACTGAGCGCGTTTTTGTTATTGTCATGACCCTGCGAATCGACTTCAAGTACGAAGAAGAAGAAGCTGTGGTTAAGTACATTGACATCGGCTAATCTGAGTTGAAACGGGGGGATTAATTTCCCCCTGATTCAATCCTTTCAACTTAAGAGGAAACAGTTATGGAAATGGGAAGATGCCAAGGTGTGCGCCACACGGTTGACGCTGATGATGTTACTGCGGGTTCAATTGCTATCGAAGCTCAAGACCTTGCCCCAACGGGTGCTACTGCTGTGGTGAGAACTGCTGCGGGTGGTTTGAAAGCGTGGGATGGTTTGTTACTTGTAGCAGGAAACACAGTCACAGTTGACAACTCTGGTTCAGTCGATTGGGCTGATACCGATACGATTGATATAGTAATTCTTTCAGGAGAGTAGTAGCATGAGGTAGACCCTGAAAAATGGGTCTATCTTTTTACTGAGACTGAGAGAGGTTGCTATGTTAGTTCGTTTAACTTTTGTAAAGCGATTTTTAAAAGATAATTTTTTATATCGCAAAGGGCGCATCTATAATGTAGATGAAACAATGGGTATGAATCTCTGTGGTTTGATGAGCAAAGATTTGCCTATGTTCACTATTGTTGCCCCTGATCGTGTGGGGGATTCTCCTGTAGTTAATCTTCAAATTGATGATGAAGTTGAAGACATCCCTGTAGTTCAAAAAAATGTTTCTGTTGTTGACAGTGCTAAGACACGAAAAACTGTGAGTAAAAAAGTTCCCAAAAAAGCCAAGGCAAAAAAGGGTGCAAAAATAAAGCAGACTACGGCAAAAGCTGCTAGTGAAGAATCGAGTAACGTAGTACAGGTTTAACTTTATGACTTTCCCCCTTGCAACAGTTGATGAATTAATTGTTCGGATTAATGCTATTGATGCAACGGATTTAAGACCCCTGCTGTATCAATCTTTAAAGTCTGCGACTATACAACTTAAAGATATTTTTCGGTTGGGGGAACTGGATGCAAAGGTGGGTGTCGTTGAGGATTTTCTGATTGATCGAGATACCGCAGTTCGTAGGGAACGGTATCTCAAATTTCGTGTTACTAATGCTTTCATTAATGATGATACAACCCCTGTGGAAGTTTTGTTTGGAATCACTGAAGATGATCTTATTAGTGCAACTCCTATTGACCCCAAATTTTTAAAGATCAATAAGGAGACAGGAACCATTAAATTTGATGTCACTGGTTTCAATAGTGATTTGATTACGATCAGTAGAAGGATTCCCGATTTCTTTTTTGAATATCTTTTCAGGATTACTTACGATCATGGGTTTGCCACACGGGGAAGCTCAGATGGAAAAAGTTATAGGGGTGTTCCTGATTGGCTATCAGAAGCGGGGCTAATTAAAGGCAGGGAAATATACCAACTAACTAACCCATCCAAAGATGTTCCTGCGGATGCGTTCTCTGGAAATCTGGCTTATCTTGTAGATAACAATATTCGGGTTGCCCCCCTACATCTTGACCCACTAGACCAGTTTTAAAATGGCTGTAAGTATCTTAGCGGAAGGCTTTGAGAAAGTAAAAAAAGACCTTGATAAGTTGAAGTTGGCTACTAATACTGAAGATATTTTAGATACAGCAGCGGCTTTTATACTCAATCAAATTAAGACCAGATTTTTAAGGCAGGAAGCTACTGATGGAAGTACATGGGAAGTTTCCCAAGCTGCCAAG